ACCAATATATACTTCTTGTGTACCAACCGCATCGAGATAACCGTGTGCACCGGTTATAGAGTTATTAACGACGGCGCCAGTCGTAGGAATTGCACCTTGTGCCGGTACCCCAGTTGATCTCCACAATGACGCAAATTGACCGGCAGTCATGTTTGCAACACTGGTTTTATTGCCAATGAGGCGAATAAATTGAGAATCTAAACCAGTTTCTAATTTAAGGATTGTGTCGATTGTCATAATTAATTCCTTTAGTTCGTATCAACCCAAAGATCACCGACTGCTGGTGAAGTAGGTGCAGTAGTTCCTACAGACATTGCAACGATTGCAGACGTGTTCGATTGTCTTGATAATGGAGCAAGGTTATCAACATGCAGTGCTAAATAAAACGCAATTTCTGCATTATTTTCCCATTCGGTACCATTATACCATAACACATCACCACCTGCTAATGCTGTAGTGTTTTCTAAAACTACATCATTTAGTCCGTCAAGACCAGTACCAACTTGAGGTAAGTTAGTAATACCGCCTGAAATAAGTGTTGTTAAATCTACCATTATTTAACTCCTGGTTGAGTTGGCCACACTACTTTATGAGGAAAGCCTATCTGCGATGTAATATCTCTAAGCTCTTGACGATAAGTTTTCCATGCATCTGGAATTGATTCATTACGATCAATAGCCTTTATCGTCACCCAATCGCTTTCAGTTAAAAGCTTATCACGCTTTACCTTTACTGTACTAGATATATATGCATCATACGCGTCAATGCTTGCTTGATCCTTTTCAACAACTAAGCATCTAATTACCCAAGAATCGTTTACGTACGTAGGTGTTTCTTCATACTGAATGCGTTGTGTTCTTTCATCTACCGCTGGTGCTTCTTCGTATTGAACTCTAAAAACTCCATATTGTTTCAGAATCTCTTCAGTGAATTGTACTGGGAAGCTTACATTAGGATAGTCACGCTTCAATTGGTTTGGATCATATGGAAAGATTGTTGTATCTGCTATTCTGATGTACATTATTCAATCCTTATAGTAATGTTCTTGTCGCGGTAAACGACGTTGTAGGTGTTGTGATCGTTTGTGTAGTTGTAGGTAAAGAAGTAGTACCTGATGAATAGCTTTCAGTCGAAGTTGCGGTTGTTACTGTGGTGGTTGTTGAAACTGTGTGTGTAACACTTGAGTATGTGAAAGGGGCATAGGTACCGGTAAGTGTGCCATCCGTTGGAAGTCTTGCTACATACACTCTCGAACTAGTTGCGGCATCACCACAAATGTAATAATTACCTAACCCATCAAGTAGAATGTTGCGTGGGTTTCCCAGAGCATCGTCATCAACAGTACCAAAAATTCTCTGCCAAACACTATTTCCCGATGCATCGAATTTGTAAATCACGAGGTCTTCCGAACCTATGCTACCGGCGTTAATAGTGCAGGAACAATAGATCGCACCATCTGATCCCACTTGTATCCGACCTGGAATACGTGTACCAGATACTGTTATTGATCTTTCCCAAGATACCGCACCCGTAGATCCGACTAATTTAGTAAGATTGAATCTACCATTTGTCTGATCATTACCAAAAACATATACACTATCTGATGAACTGCCAATACCACGCACGAGACCAGTGTATCCACTAAAAGATCTTTGCCAAGCCTGTGTTCCGTCAGCATTTAACTTAAATATGTTATTTGAAGTTGTGTTTTTGCCAACAAGCATATAAATGCTACCGCTTGGGTCGACCGTCACGGCTTCAGCTACATATGATATAGTTTCAGCCGGATCTATTACGTTTCCAGTCCATTGATGAACATGTGACGAAGAGTATTTTGTTATGTTGGCGAATGATGGGAATGTAGACCCACCATTTTCATAGTTCACTAAGTATGAACCATCACTTAAAGCTATAGTTCCTTCAGCAATACACACGTCAGTGCCGGTGCTATAAAGAAACGCACTAATCAACGTGCCATCTGGATTAAGTTTAATTATTGAATTCATTGAAAATGAATTGCCCGTTGCAGTAACAACAACATTGTTATTCTGTAACACACATATACCTCTAATACCAATGGCATTCGAAGCGTACGTAAGCGTTCTTTGCCAAATTAATGTACCATCGGCATTGTATTTACTCACGTTAGTGCCAAATCCTAAATACACTTCCTTTGTAGTCGGATTAATTGCAATAGATGGCGAAGTAAAAAAACTCGCTGAAGCAGGTTCCAACCGAGTTATAAATCTTTGTGCTGATACACTAGGGCCGGTGCTAACACCAGCCGCAGCCATAATAATACGGTTACTCATGCCATCGCTGCTCCGGACAGGAATCCATACCAAGTAGTACCGCCATCATGGGTAAAGAAAGCATAGATGTTAGTTGCACCAGACGCTGGTGACGTAGGAGCAGTACCGCCCGCCCAGTCAACTGATGTTGGCCAAGTGATAGTCATGGTTGCTGATGGAGTCACCTTTAGCGTGAACGAATACGCAGTGCCAGTTGTCGGAGGGTTAGAGAATACGTACGTAATGTTTCCCGATGGCGTTGATGAGAAAGCATTCGCAGCAGAGCAGTTGAGCGTTGCAGTAGTACCATTTGCTACAAACGTTTCATCGTATCGTGCTGCTTTAAGTGATGAACTAGCAGTTAATGCAGAAGTGACTGTTAGAGTCGAGTTAACCGTTACCGCGCCACTATATGTACCACCAGTGATTGGAATGTAATCACCGCCAATAGGATAATCTGGACGAAGGTTATGTTTGACTTCCCATGTAGTGCCATCATATACTAGGTCGAGAAAGATTCCGCCTACGTTAACGATGAGGTTTTCAGCAAGGCCTTCAATCGTAGAAGCATTTCGTGCGACAGTTAGGTTTGTCGTACCCCAGTTAGCTCCATCTACGAGCTTAATGTACGTACCAGTCGCTGGAGTTGCAGGAAGCGTAATAGTGAATGTGCCACCAGATGTATCGGCAATGATAGCGTCACCATTGACTGCAGTATAGTTAGCAGTCTTTCGCGACCAAGTCAAACCACCTCCACCGCCACCAGTAGCGTCAGTGTCATTGATCCAACTCGTACCGTTATACTTGAGGACCTGGCCGGTTGATGGAGTAGTAATAACTACATCAGTAAGTGAGTCAAGTGTTCCACCACCTCCACCGCCTGCAGCAGTGATTGTGACGTCAACTTCATCGTTTGCAGAGTCGTCTGCAATGGTAAGAGTAATGTTCGTACCTTCAATGAAGTTAATGTTTCTGCGGGTTCCAACTGCAGTGCCGTTCTTTTCGACAGTGACTGCACCAATCTCGCGAATAGAATCTGCACCATTGTTTCGCTTGAGGAACAACTTACCATCATTTGTGTTGATGGCGAGTTCACCTAGTTCAAGATCAGTGGTCAACGGAACTTTGTTCGCAGTTGCACTTCTCTTCAATTTAACTGTTGACATATGTCGTTACTCCTGTATAATTGCTATATAGCATAGGAATTTTATAGTAGCCACTATGTAGCAGCTACTAATATTTATTAGTAAGTTCCACCATCAATGATGTTAATCGATACAGCACCTGCAGAAACAGTGAATTCGTTCAGGGCAAAACTAGCAACGCCCTTCACAGTATTGTTTGCATCGATACCAGAAACCGTGAAAGTAGTACCTTCACCTGCAGTGCCAGAGACTGCCACACCAGTGCCGGCGGTTACAGCAACAGCTGCTGCATAGTTACCAGTTGTATCAGTTCCGAGTACGACCGAGTTTGACTGGATCGTCGCGACGATATCGATGTTACCCGTACCATCAAAGGATGCAGAACCTGCCACATCACCACTTATCGCAATTGTTCTAGCATTTTGTAGAGCAGTAGCAGTTGACGCGTTACCAGACAACGCACCCGTAAAGGTAGTTGCAGTAACTGCTGTAGCAGCTAATGTCGGTGAGTTAATTGTGGTCGTACCAGCAATTGAAGAACCGATGTTAACGTTGGTAGTCGAACCAGTGCCACCGCCAGTACCAACGTTAACAGTCTTGGTTAGACCGGTCGTTGTTGCACCGCCTGCGAGTGTGGTCGTGCTAGCACCGGTTGCACCACCAATAGTAAGTGCTGCAGCACTTCCACCAAAGTTAAGAGTGGTTAATGCAGTGTTGAGCACATCCATCGTTGTCCCAGTTGCGATGATTGATGTACCAATTGTCGGTGACGTTAACGTCTTGTTGGTAAACGTTTCGGTGCCGGCCAAAGTGGCAAGAGTACCAGTCGTCGGAAGAGTGACGTTAGTAGTGTTGGTCTGAGTCAGCGTAAGCGCAAAGTTACCTGAAGTTGTCAGGTTGTTCGCGAGTGTAAGGTTACCAGCAAGACTGATGGTGCGAGCTGCGTTGTTCACAGTGAGTGTGAGCGTACGACCGGCGGTTAGGTTTTCAGAGTTCGCAAGTGTAAGGTCAAATGCACCAGTTCCGGTCGAACGAATACCGAGTGAAGTAAGCGCAGTTGCCGTACCACCATTGATCGTTGGCGCGGTCAGAGTCTTGTTCGTAAACGTTTCAGTGCCGGCAAGAGTTGCAAGAGTACCGGTTGTTGGAAGTGTTACGTTAGTCGCAGCAGTTGAAGTCAGAGTAAGAGCAAAGTTACCTGAAGTAGTGAAAGTGTTCGCGGTTGATACGTTACCACCAATGGTGATAGTTCTCGCACCATTGTTAACACCAGTTCCGCCATAAGTGCCACCAATAACGCCTGCGTTCCACGTACCAGCTGTAACCGTTCCAAGTGTGGTGAGCGAAGTAGAACCTGCAAGAGGTGATGCACCAACTGAGTTATAAGAGATAGTACGAGTAGCAGCACCGGTGTAGGTGGTACCAGACGCGTCACCCGCGCCACCGTTATTGAATGTAACTGTATTAAGTGTGCCACCAAGAGCCACACCTGAAATTGTCGATGCAGCAAGTTTACTTACTTCAATCGCTGCCGAAGCAGAGATGTCAGCATTAACGATTGTACCAGTAGCAATTGCTGCAGTGATCGTAACATCAGCCGAACCATTGAATGATGCAGACCCTGTTAAGTCACCACCGAGTGAAATTGTTCTAGACGTCTCAAGTGTGGTCGCAGTTGTCGCGTTTCCTGAAAGAGCACCATAGAAAGTGTTTGCCTGCAAATCAGCGAACTGGAATGAACTATTAGCGGTATCGATGAACACCGATGCGTCTGGTTCAGGTGTGTAACCCTTAAAGACTTTGAATCGACCATCAGTTGCATCACGGAAGAAACCAGCGTGAGCATATGAACCGTCGTTATAACCACCTGCGAAACCGAGGTCTGGGTTAATCGCGGACTTTGCACGTGCTAGACCACCGGAAACATACGTTCCAGTGTTGGCACCAGCGATAGTGAAACTTGTACCGTTTGCTGCAGTAATTGTCTGGTTAGTTACGTTATAACCAGCTGGATCAACACCAGTTACAGTGACAACCATGCTAGTGGTATAGTTATTATCAGCAGTATAAACAATAGTCGTACCATTGCCGACAACGTTTGTGATAGTTGCTTCAATACCATTGTTCAGATAAATCATGTTATCCGAAACTTTAAGGCTTGTCACACCAAGTGAGATTGTATTACCAGTAACAATCAGGTCGCCATCGACGTTAAGATTGCCGGTGAATTCGCCATTGTTAAAAATAACGTTTGCAGTAGTCGAAACATCTTGGCCAATCGAAATGACCGGAACCGCACCTTCACCAGTTGTACCACTAACCGAGACACCGGTGCCTTGAGTGATCGATTGTACGTAATCACCAGTGGTATCTGTGCCAAGTGTGACAGCGTCTGCAGCAATAGTTGCGCTGAGTGTAACGTTTCCTAGATTCGTTACCGTTGCACTACCCGAAAGATCGCCACCAAGAGTAATGGTAAAGTCATTGACGTCAAAGTTGAGTTTACCAGTACCATCATCGTATGTGACGCTAATGCCGTTTTCAGTGTTGGTCGAAACCATACCACCAGCAACGTCTTGTACAGCTTCAGTGAAGTCACTGATTTGTGTCGAAGGAATCGAGATCGCCGTAGTACCAGCAGCAGTGAGTCGACCTTGAGCATCAACTGTGAATGTTGCAACGTTTGCACTCGATCCATATGAACCGGTGGTTACAGTAGTGTTGTCGAGGTTGAATGTAACAGTGTTTGCAGTAATTGCAGATGTAAGACCTGTGCCACCGGTGAAGACAAGCGTTTCACTTGAGAATGTGATGGTGTCTGTACCACTATCACCTGAGATGTTGAGCGCGTTACCGGATCCAGATACTGCAGCGTTCAGTGTTGCAAGGTTAACTGCATCGTTGTTATTGACTGGGTTTGCAACATCAGTGATACGCTTACTCGACGCACTAATGTTACCTGTACCATTTGCAGCAAGTATGAGGTTTCCATTTGTATCAGTCGTTGTAATGGTATTTCCATTGATACTAATGTTGTCAACAAGAAGTTCATCGAGTTTTTTGTTGACATCAACAACGAGCGCGCTATTTGCTGTTAGAACACCAAAGGTATGATCAAGCATATCGGTGAAGTACTTACCACCAATAACATCAATGTTTGCAGCGATGCCTGAAGTTTCTGAGCCGGTACCGATGTAAAGCTTATTCGCCCCTGTCGCCCATGAATATGCAAGTTCACCAGCACCTAAACCACCGGCTGGGACGGTGGTAGTACCTGAACGTTTAATCTTAATAATTGACATTAGAAGAAGCCTCCATTGAGTTCTACGCTAGGGTTTTCAATAAGCTCCGTGGCTTCCCACTTCTGTGTTGCAGCATTATATGCAAGAAGTGAGCCATCCGTTACAGAACTAACGTCGACATCAGTTAAATCGCCTAGGCTTGTTGTGTTTTGATTTGATCGATATGATGATACTAGTATTGATTGCTGAGGAGTTACAGCCGCGGTAGTCTTACCATACTGTGTGACTGTTGCTCTAATTGGCATATTAGATTCTCGTTATTCCTGGCGTTACTGTTACTACACCTTCAACTACACGAGTTACTACAGCACCCGGTGATCGTATCTCTACGTCGTAAAGATATCTACCGGGTTCAATTGTAGAAGTTGTAGTAGCACTTAGGTTGAGATTAATCTTACCACCGGCGCCATTATGTGTAGCAGTAAACGTAGAGGCACTCGAAGAAGCGTAGTTCTTTCTCATCTGCGCAGCAACGGTGTGACCGGCTAAGTTGTAAACTACGCCATCAGCATCGACTAAATCAATGTCTGCGCTAAAATCCGACCCTTGATCGATTATAAGATTTGCCTTAATTGCCATAGAAAACTCCTCGAATTCTATGTCTATTTATAATGTTGAAGAACAGCTTATTTGCTGTTCTTCAACTCTTCAATCTCGGCTTTGAGTTCTTTAATCGCTTCAATCAGGACACCTACAAGGTTACCATAAGCAACAGACTTGTATTCACCGCTGTTGTTAACAACTTCTGGAATAACCGCTTCAACTTCTTGTGCAATAACACCAACGCCGGCTCTTCCATCCTTGTCGAAGTAAACACCTCTCATCGCAGTGACTTTATCAAGTGCGCTATCGATTGTACGAATATTCGACTTGAGTCTTTCATCTGAGAATGCAGTTACATCACCAGGTGAAACAAAGTCACCTGCTTGTGAGAAGGTCCATGATCTGTTATTTGCATCAGATGCTTGAATCAGGTGAATAGATGCAGCCTGAGTGTTATCAGCGTTATGAAGAACCCCGAATGAAGCAGTCGTAACGTTTGCACCACCAGTTGATCTCATCTTAACTGCAGAAGCGTAAGCACTTCCTGACTGTGTTACGTTAACATGGAAAGGCGCATCAATGGTGTCTTGGCTAGTGTAAGCAGTTGAAACCGCAGCAGAAGACACAACGTAATTGCTAAACGTTTTGATACCAGCAATCGTTTGGTTACCCGTTGTATATACACCATTGGTAACCGATCCAGCAGTGGTTGCGCTGGTTGCCGTAGTTGCGGTTGCAGCGTTTCCGGTAATGCTGATACCCCATGAACCAGTTGCGCCTGTACCTGTGAGAGTTGGGGCATAATCATTGTAATTGCTAGAATGAAGGATTTCCTTCCAATCCCACCAACTATCAACAGTGTCACGAAGACTTCTGAAGTAGATGTTGTTTCCACCGCCAGTCCAATCAATTGAGAGTTCTGCAGAACCACCTGCACCATTACCCCATGCAAGAGTTGACCAATAACCAACCGGTGTGCTATCACCTAGACTTGAGCTATGTGTATTAAACGTATACACACCAGTACCAAGAGTGTTTCTCGTGGTAGTATCTTCAGGAACCTGATCTGCAAGAGGTGTTAGAAGTGTATGTGTGTGATTTGCACCATCAATCGCTACAGTGATGCTTGCATCAGCCGTACCATTAAACGTAGCAGAACCGGTTGCATCACCAATTAAACTGATAGTTCTTGTAGTAGCAAGAGCTGTTGCAGTATTAGCGTTTCCACTGATACTACCAGTAATCGTTGAGCTAAACGTTTTTGCACCAGCAAATGTCTGTGCACCAGTTGTTACAACACCGGATGCAGTTCCACTTGCAGAAGGAATTGCTGCGCCAGTACCAGTTGACGAGTTAACGGTTGGGCCAGCAGTAGTTCCAGCCGTCCACGATAGGTTAGTATTAGCAGCAGCAATCGTAATAGTGCCATTACCATTTGTAACGGTGATGTTTTGACCCTGAGTCAACGTTGCTTTCGTGAGTGTATTGCCAACGGTGTTACCAATAAGCAATTGACCATCACTATATGTTGTTTGTCCAGTACCGCCTCTTGCAACATCAATCGTGCTAGCACTCCAAGTACCGCTGCTGATCGTTCCAAGAGTCGTGATGGCAGTAGAACCAGCCCATGTTGAAAGCGCAGTATTTTCGACGTTACCTAGACCAACATCGCTCTTAGACACTGCCGACCATACCGGCGCAGCCGAAGCGGCCCCAGTGCCTGTCTGTGAAAGGAACTGTTTCGTTGTAGTAATGTTACCAGCTAGACGTTCAGCGTTACTTGCACCTCTGAACTCAATGTCGCCGAGTGTAGTCATTGGCGACAGCGCGTTATAAGCAGCGATCGCAGTCGTTTGACCAGTACCACCGTTTCCAATAGCAAGCGTACCAGATACGTGAGTGGTTAGACCAATCTTACCCCATGCAGGAGCAGTGCCAACACCACCAGAGATGAGGGCGTTACCAGTCGCGACACCTGCAAGTTTAGCAAGAGTTGTTGTACCATTAGCATATAGAATATCACCAACAGCATAAGACGTTTGTCCGGTGCCACCATAGTTTCCAGCAATTGCTGTTGCGTTCCAAACACCGGTGTTTATCGTTCCAACCGAAGTAAGACTTGAACCGGTTACACCTGATCCAAGAGCGGTTGCGCTCAAGACAGTCACGTTGTTAATCTTGATCGTCTTACCGGAAGCAACGTTCCAGTTTTCGCTCGAAGTCCAGTTATCGTTAAGGTCATCCCAGATGATGGTCTTATCTGTAGCACCTTTCAGAGTGATACCACCACCATCAGCAGTGATGTCAGTCGGTGTAGTAACACTACCGAGAATGATGTTCTTATCTTCAACAATAAGGTCATTCGTATTCAGAGTTGTCGTAGTACCTTCAATCGTCAGGTTACCTGCAACAACCAAGTTCGAGTAGAACTTAGAATCAGCACCAACTTGAAGCGCACCTTGAATACCGACACCACCCGTAACACGAACCGCACCAGAGTCAGTTGTCGTTGCAGCGGTAGAATTGGTAAACTGCACAGCCGTTGCAGTCGTAGCACCTCTTCCAGTCACTGTCGCGAGGGTTTCATCTGCAACTGAGTTGATCGTGATTACCTTGGTCGTGGCGTTAGCGGTAACAGTCGTACCACCAGATCCAGCAATCGTGAAGGTGTCACTGTTTGTCGCAGCAGTGATTGTGTTTGCACCAACCACAATGTTCTTAAAGATGTTCTGAGACGAACCCGGATCAGTGTTAGTGATTGTAACACTTGATGCAGTGCTTTGGTTTGCACCAAAGGTGGTTGAACCCGAGATACCTGTTCCTGCGGTGATCGTAAGTGTACCGTTTGCAATTTCACTTGAAAGAGCCAACGTACCGGTCGTGCTTGGAAGCGTGATAGTCGCAGTTCCAGCAATCGCAGGTGCACGAAGATTTGCTGTGCCAGAAGTTGCACCTGAGAAGTTAGCACCAGCACTACCAATCGTAGGAGTTGTAAGTGATGGGCTCGTTGCGAATACCAATGCACCCGAACCAGTCTCATCGCTGATCAGTGTTGCAAGTTGTGCAGACGTCGTCGAAGCAAATTGCGATAGGTTTCCAGTGGTTGCCATCGTACCTGCTTGAAGGATCGTATTTCCATCAGCAAGAGTAAGGGTTCTATCAGCCGAAACAGTTGTAGGTGGAAGAATCGTGATCTTTCTTCCAAGCGTACCGTTGATACCAGGCGCAATAACAACCGAGTCTTTCACACCATCTGCTGCAATAATCAACTTACCAATTACGTTATTCGCAGTTGTGTTGGAAGAAGCGATCACGTCTTTTACGTAAACCGTTCTCCAGTTATTGGCAGTAGTACCTAGATCATAGGTTGTATTTGCAGTTGGAACAAGCTCTGAAGATACCGTTGCGGTATCCATCGTAAGAGTGTTGAAGATCACCAAGTCATTGACGTTGCTTTCAGAAACAGTGATAGTAACGCTACCAGAGTTAGTGAAGGTAACAGATCCATCAACAACAAGGTTACCTGTGATGTTGGTATTACCCGTGATGTTTGCTGCCCCACCGACGTAGAGTTGCTTTGCTACACCAACACCACCGGCGACAGTGAGTGCTCCGGTTGAGGTGCTTGATGCATCACCATTGAACAATACTGCGACTTTACCGGTATTTGCAGAACCAACATTAACACTTCCCGATGTAAGCGTTGGAGCGATTCTAAACGTGCCGGTCGTAGCATTAGTGTCAACCGTAGCTGTGCCACCCGCACCACCTGCCGAGACAATAACACTCGTGTTTCCAGTGTTCTTACCAAGAGTGAACGTTGATGCTGCAGCACCGATGTTAAGAACAGTTGCCGCACCAAATGCGTTTGCAGTGGTGACGTTACTATCAAACAACGCATATGTGGTCGAAGGAGTAGTAAGTGCCGAACCATTGAGAGCAACAGTTGCGTTTCTAATTGTCGTAGTGCCAGTCGTTGCACCAAGGGTAATCGCAGTTGCAGTGCCGAGTACGTTTGCTGTTGCAACAGTTGTATCAAACACGTTGATAGATGTTTGTGAACCAGCATTAAGCGTAGCACCAATCGTAAGGGTTGGTGTTCTAACAGTGGTCGTACCGCTAGCCGCACCGAGATTGAGTACCGCCGCAGCACCAAATGCGTTCACAGTTGTTGCGTTGGTGCCAAGCAAAGAAAAGCTTGTAGCTGAAGTTGTGATGCTTGAACCATCAACATTAATTGTTCCATCGACATCGAGGTTGTTTTTAACGTTGGTTGTTCCAGTAGCCGCACCTAGGTTCAACGCAGTAGCTGCACCAAATGCATTTACTGTTGTCGCAGTGGTGTTAAACACGTTGACAAGAGTATTAGATGTTGATACGGTGTTTCCGACAAATACCGTAGTTGGATTGTTAACGGTAAGTGCACCGGTCGTTGCACCGAGGTTAACTGCGGTAGCTGCACCGAATGCATTAACAGTTGTTGCGGTTGTGTTGATTACGTTTGCGGTAGTAGCATCAGTTCTGATATCACCACCAACGATATTGACAATCGCGTTTCTAAGATTGATCGTACCCGTGGTAGCACCGATCGTAATCGTATTTGCTACACCAAAGGCATTGACAGTGTTCGCAACAGTATTGACAAGAGTGAACGTTGTGTTACTTGTTGTGATCGTGCCGGCGTCGGTATTGATCGTACCGTCGATGTCAAGGTTGTTTCTGACGTTAGTCGTACCAGTAGTAGCACCCATCACGATCGACGTAGCCGCACCAAATGCGTTAACTGTTACGACCGGAGAAGCATTCCAAAGGTTGACTGTGGAAGCCGCACCTGCAACCGTAGCTGAGTTGAGAGTGGTCGTGCCACCTGCGTTACTACCGATGTTGACGTTAGTGATAGAGCTTGCCGCACCACCCGTACCAACGTTAAGAGTCTTAGTGTTTGCCGCTGGAGTTACACCAGTACCAATGTTGTAAGTACTTGCACCTGTGGAAGTAGATCCAAGGTTAAGCGTCTGTGCACCTGATACGTTACCGATGTTGAGTGTAGCAGCAGCGCCTGCAAAGTTGAGTGTGGTCGTACCCGTGTTAACAAGGTCAAGCGATGTAGCACCGGTGATCACAGGAGTACGCAAGCTGGTGATACCAGTCGTAGCACCAATTGTAAGAGCAGTTGCAGCACCAAAGGCATTGACCGTGGTAGCAACCGTGTTGAATACGTTGATTGCTACGTTTGACGATACGATCGTTGGGTTATCAATTGTGAGTGTACCAGTGTTAGCACCAATCGTGATCGCAGTTGCTGCACCGAATGCATTGACTGTCGTTGCGGTAGTGTCGAGTAGATTGAACGTTGTTGCAGTGGTAGTGATATCGCCACCATTCACCGCTAGGTCACCGGTGATTACTGCACTGTTTGAAACAGCAGCATCACGTACGTTAATGTCTTTCCATCTTACAGATGAACTACCAAGAGAATATAGATCGTTCGTTCCGCCAAAGATACCCGATGTATTCGCGATCAAAGCAGTATTCGATACCGAGTTATTGCTGAACGTTACGTTAAAGTCTTTGTAAGTGTTGTCAGTACCGAAGATACGAAGTGATCTTGCGGTAGTGCCTCTCATCGTGAGAGTGCCAAGAGATTCTACATCGGTGTCAGCATATACGAATCCGGTGTGAACGTTGCCGTATGGGCGAGCATCGCTACCAAGGTCAACTGTTGTAGCACTTGGAAGAAGATCTGATGCAAGGAGCGCGTTAACCGTAAGTGAATCTGCAGTATCAACACCAATGATCACATTGTTCGTGAATGATGTCTGAGCACCTGAGAATGTTGCGTTTGCAGTCGATGTAAAGATTCCATCGATGTTGACGTTAGCGTTAAAATCTGCTACGCTGTTAACATTGAGTGTATCCGAACCATTGAAGCCAATGGTGATCACATCAACGTTTGCGTTGAAGGTTGCAGCAGTCATAACAGTGTTTGACGTCACGTCAAGAATAGGCGAATCAATATCTACACGTGATCCAGTGATCTCGGTGTTTGATCGAACATAAAGAGCACCAGCATTGATCGTAGTATTCGCAGCAGTAACAGTTACAACCTTTGAAGAATTGTTGATCGCAACGTTGCTGGTGATGGTGACGTTATTCGCATTGATGTTGAAGTTGTTCGTATTAGCATCAACTCTGATCAATTCAGAAGTATTGAAGATAACGTTTGAACTGATGATAAGGTCAGCGGGAGCACTTACGCTACCACCGCGTAGACTCTGAGTAGCTGCGATGGTGTTTGCAGAAAAGATACCTTGAAGGTGTGAGTTACCAGACGTATAACCACCAATAGCCGTATTTGGCTGTGCTAGGTTAACCGATGTAAGTACGGTCGTACCCATATCATACACGAGTTGGTTTGTAGTATCAATCCAGCTAGCAAATGTATCGGTTGTTTCTACGTTAGCACCAGGTGCCAAATATACGTGGGCCTTTGCCATTCTTACTTACCTGTACTTAATTCGGTTATCATTTGTTTAATCTCAAGCATCATATACTTCAAACTTTCCAGGTCATTTTCAATATTTTCAATTCTATTGACCTGTTGCTTATTCATACGATACTCGTGTAGAGCCTTGATATTTGTATTTATCAAGGCTCTACTGGATACGTCTCTGGCAAAATCTTTTTCGTCAGTCTGAATCATGTCAGGGCGATCGCTCTTAAATCTTTCACTCTTGGTACGATGTTATGACCTGTTGCAAGCATAACAATCTTTACTGCAAAATATTTATAGCTAGTATAGACCGCTCCGGTAGGATCAATGTAATTGAGTGTACCATTATTTAGCCATGCACCTTCACCTGCAAGTTTTGCAGTTGTGCCCAATGAATATTCATACTCACGATAATCATAACGGTTAGCAAGTGATGATATCGCGTTGGTCTCAGGTTTTACAGAAAGCTGAGTCCATTCAACTTCATTCCACGATCTAATATCAGTAGAAGCTTGGAACTTAACATATACTCTTAGGTCAGTAAGAGAAGGCTTATAAGCACCAATTAACACACGAATATCTTCAGCATCTAGACCGTCAGCAAGTTCTACGCGCTTTGAAACATACTTTGATGTAGCTCCACCAAGAGAAGTGTTTTCAGTTACATCACTTGTTGCAAGGTTGTTGATTCTATACTCAGCCAACATTACAGTAGAGATATCATAGTCAATAACTGGCGATGTATCTTTTGTTGTAAGTGAAGTGTTTTGCATATCAACGGTAAGTTCAAATCCACTCGATGTAAAGTCGTTGCTCTTTGACTTAATGTAGTATGTAGCATCAGTCAAATAGTTAGTATTATTGAATGCTAAGTCTTTTTGATTGTTTTCAGACGTTCCATTGAACAACTTAGTTGCACGAAGATTGGTGCGAGTCTTCGTGAAGTTGGTACGATAAATTGCTGGCTGAATGTAACTAATCGGAAGGTTACGAACAGTTTGAATCTGTGCAGTTGCACCTGAGTCAGCACCAACGATATTATCGAGAGCAGTAAACTTGAATGTTGAAGACTTAGAAGTTGAGTCTTCCAATATCAACAATACGGGTTCGCTGGTATTGATATATGCAACCTTACCCACTGGCGATGAGTAGTGTTGTGCAATTGCCGATGCCGATTGCTTAGGAATACTCTTCACGGTCATCGAGGTGTTACTTGCGATACTTGCAATTTCAAGCACTTCAAAGTTAGTTCCGCTAATCTTTACAACGATGTGTTCGCCCTGAGCATATTGCGAGGTGAAAGAGGTGCCTACGCCGGATACAGTAGTACTACCGGCCGTGATAGAAACCGTACCAGTGTTGTAACTCGTCTTGTCAATGAAGACATATTCGCCACTTAGGTAATTGCCAGATAGGTTATTAAGGTCAAGGAACTCGTGATCTTTGTTCGTCAATGTGATGCTTCCGGTTGCACTAGCAAACGTTGCGGCATACATCTTGAACTTCAGGTTTTCGTTCTGATAAGGAGTCCATGCCTTGTTGTTCGTCGATGTAAATAGAACACCTGCGTTTGTGTCTTGTTGAATTGCAACGCCGGTATCGATATCATTACCGCCGGTTCTGCTAATCCACATCAAGTAGTCTGGGTCGTTGCCATCTGGAGCAATGACGATAGCATATTCGGTATTCGTCTTAAGTGCGACTGGTGCCTGGAATGTAATAGTCGTTGCGGTGAGAGCATTTGTCGCTGCAACCGTAGAAGGAGCATTTACCTGTGCTGCAGTCAAGTAGACTGAAGAGAATGGCAGTGCGTTTCCTGCAGGATAGCCATTATCGACTTCTCTGATTTGTACGCCTACACCTTTACCAGCTCTACTCTTTCTTGCGAAGTAAAGGTCAAGCTTTGTGATAAAGACGTCAGTGTCAGAAGATGAATCTGAGTCAATGATGAATGTCTGTGCAAGTGGGTCAGATCCACCACCGCCACCTGCAGCGGTGGTAGTAGTAACTACTGGTCGTGATGAAACACTGTTAATGGCAAAGGTAGGTGGGCGAGTAGTTGAACTTAAACTGGTTTTTGTAGCAGAGAAGTTAAACCCGCTGTACTTAGCAGAAGCAAAAGATGTAGCTACGTCTTTATTTTGATACGTGTTGATATCAAAAATTTCAAGAATTCTGTCGCCAACATAGAACGTTTCAGCAGGAATTCTAAATACCGCGTATAGCACACCGTCAGCATTCGAAGTTATAACTTGGTTGCCATATGCAGAAGATGGAATGATTGCGCCATCAGCAGCGACAGACCCTTTCGCAACATGTGCATTAACATCTTTACCATCAAAGAAGAAGTAAAAACGCGTGCTTGGTCTTAATCCAACAACTTTAACTTCTACTAGTTTCGATCTCATGAATGGCGAGAAGTTTACGTCAGTTATAAAGTCACCAACTTGCTGAGTCTCTTCTTGTCCTGCACCAGTATTAAGACTAGTTGTCGTAGTCACTACTGTAGTTGTGGTAGTTCTACCTACAGTATTTGTGGTTGTAGTGTCAGCAGATCTGGACAAAGGAACGAACTGTGCAAGTAGATCTGTGAATTCAATGAATGGCGTTGCAAGATCAAAGTTGAAGTTGACATCTGGTGCACGGACGGTATCCGGGCCAGAGTCATATTCTGGATAGATTGCCATCTTACCAGCAAAGTTATAGAAGCTCGTTGTACAACTCTTAACATTCGTTGCGTACGGTTGTGATACTGATGTAAGAACATAGTCACTCTTGCTCAACGTTGCAACAGTGTTTGCAAAAGGAGTAATGTTAACACCACTCTTGTATTTTAGGCCGAGTGAGTATTGTCTAAATCCAGGATGAATGTCTTTGTTTGAAGGGTCGATTGCTGCGTAGAACTCTCCACCATTAACATCAGACAAATATAGGGTATCAAAGTTGTCAACAAAGATACCATTCTTAAATCTATCGAGACCATTTGAGTCTGCAATCAAGAAGTCTTTTGCTTGAGTTTCGAGAAGTGACAATGAAGTGTAGTACTCGAGATTACGCAGGCGGTTATCAATTCCACCAATGTCTTTCATCGTGTAACGCTTCGCCTGATTCGAAGAGATTGATACACCATACTCTGGCTTACCGATTTGGTTAGCACGGCTTGCGGCCAAGCTTGGGTATGGTGGCACATAAACACGAGCCAACAACATACCTTTAGTTGGTTCTGGTGGATACGTTGGATTCTCTGCAGGTGTACCTTGAATCGTTACAAACTCGCCATTGTTATCTGCGACAATGATGTCGTTTCTTCCAAGGTAGTAACTATAAGTTGCTTCAATCGTCTTGTTTGGAGCAGGGAACAGGATGTTTGAGAAAGCAGTCGTGGTTGCAGGGTTAACCGTAGCAGCTGATGCAGTAGTTGCATATGCTGCAGTGTTCGACACATATGGACGAAGGTCGATTGCATCACGCAGATAGTATTTCGTTTGGTTGCTCGACACGAAGACTGGGATGTCTTCTGTTCTGATCTTATCAGCAGGAAGCACTGAAGTCGCATCATCGACTGGGTAACTATCGACAGTGAAGAAGTGACCTGGGTTTGAGTCTTTCTTAAAGACTTTTGCTTTCACAATCAACTTATCGTTGGTGTTGATCGTAATAGTCTTTCTCTTCTTAATACCTGACAATTCATAGAGTGCATCAGATTGCTTTTTATCAAGAGCAAAGAATGAAGTGTAATTGTCTGTGCTTGAATTGCTGGTTGCATAACCTTCAATCGTAGCCCATGCAACAGTGTTAGCTGACTTCCAAACACCTTCGATAGAATAAGCATCAGGTAGACCAAGTGAATATGTACCAGTGGTAGTACCAACGTTGGTATTCGCCTGAATTTTAACGTAAACAGTCTCAAGGGTTTTAGCGTTAATGGTGGTCTGAGTTCTCTTTACGTTGATGTAAGCAGTAACGGTCAAGCTAGCACCTGGGTTCTTAACCGTGGTGATAGTGATAACCTTTCCGCTCGAGTCAAGAGTAGCTGAAGAGATTGCCATGACTTCGCCAGATGTTACCGTACCGACAGAAGCGTGCGCGACAACCATAATCTCTGCCAATTCATCGCTGTTCAATGAACCCGATGCGGTGTATGGGAACACGTCAGAGCCTGACAGAGTAATGTTGAATGTGCTAGTAGTCGTAGTGACTTGCTGCGATGTACGATACGTGTAGTCAGTTGTCGGGCCATCCACCGATCTGATGAATGACTTACCAATTGGGAAGATTGATCTTAGGAATGATGCGTCTTTAAGCACCGCAGTATTAGCAACACCTGCTACCGTCTCAAGAACCAGGTTAGCAGTACCAAGACCAGACGCTGACACGACGTTGTGTACGTTGTTGAAAGAAGCACCAGAGTTCATAGTGATTCTAAACAGGTACAAACGGTATTGACCGGCAATGCCACCATTTCTCGTTACTGCACGAACAAGGGCAGTACCAATCACAGTGTTTGAAGAGTTACGCAGGTTCACCTGTTCAAATGTGGTGAAGTCGAATCTTCCGACATAGCTGCTAACGACTACGTATGAACCGTAGTTTGTATTGATGTTCTGTTGAGCCGACGTAACGTATGTGCTTGCTTCCGGGATGTCGATTGCAATATCACTGAGCAGTTCAACACGCTTACCTTCGACATAGCCTAGGCCAGGTCCGATAACGACCGAAAGGTTGCTTGTGTTTGTCGATGGCTCAACACGAACTGGGAAACGATTTACGACATAGTTGCCGGATTCTTCAAGAGTTCTTCTCTCGAGATTCTTTTCGATCACATTGTATTGAGTTGAAATTTTTCTACGAACGATTCGACCATTCGAGTATTCTTGAATAGCAAAGAATGTTTCGTCAACTTCATTGACTGGCTTAACAATCAGCGATGGCGATAGCTTAAGTCTATCTGCACCAGGCGCGTTTTCGTTATTGAAACCATTTGCGTTATCAAGAAGGCTTGAATCGCTATTGCTATCAACAAGTAGTTCTTCAGTTTGGAATCCAACTACGATTCCATCTGGTGCGTTAGAATACTTTGATACAACCGTAAGAGCATTTTCAAAACGAATGAAGTGACCCTTTTGGTAGATCACACCGTCGCCGCAACGAACGCCATAACCATTACCAACTGCGGCAGAACCTTCAATAACACCTGCTGCGGTAACACGGTGGAAAGGAACCACATAGTCGCCCGAGGCATCTTTTGAGTAAAGCTGAATTTCTTCAGTCGTGCTGAAGTTGCTTACGTTAATATCGCTCGTCACTGCACCTTTCGTGTACTTCACAAAGAGAGTGCTGAGGTTTGGAGTCTGCGATTCAAGACCAAACGCTGTCGCAACAACAATTGCTTCGACACCGGTTGTAAGACCAATTGCCTTCATCTCAGTGTAAAGGTTAACGTCGGTTGCTACTTCACCGCCTGAAGTATTACGAGCAATGTCACGAATTTTAACGTATGGCAGAGGGTTTTCTTCTACGAAGTTACCACCCTTTACAATCGTTCCTTCAACCAAGATGTTATCGCCAAAGCGTTCAATCTGGTTTTGAAGAATCGTTTGTAGCTGAGTTAATTCTCTTGCTTGTACGGCAGTCGCAGGCTTAAACAGCACCTTATGATAGTTCTTCGTTTCGTCGAAGTCATCAAAATAAGGTGATTGGTTAAAATCTGTAGTTAGACCCATTTGCCTTAGTACCTCTATTAAAATTCAATTACTAGCTTAATGCGCTCAGTTTGATCTGGATCTCTCTGAATTGGAATCATATTCTCGACGAATATAAATTCTCCGCTTCCATCAACTAGTTTATTCCGTGTTTCGTCAATACCGTTAATCTGTGCAATCGCCTGTGACGTCTCGCCTCTGAAAGTATTTATAGTGTTTGTTGGGGTATCCGAGATAAGGAATTCCCCGTTCACATTCACGAGACCAATAGTAGCATTTGAGCCTACGCCTGGAACGATTTCATGAACAACACCTGCAGCCGTAGCAGCGAATGTAGTATCGACATCAATCACACTTGTTGAAACTGATGTAGTGTTTCCAACAACGTTTGCACTAGTAATAAAGAATCCGCTTGTGTTATTCAGAGTTAGAGTATCAACAAATCGGCTAACAACAATACCAGTTGCACCCGATGTAGATTGAGTTACCAATTCACCTTCAGCAAAGTTATAAGCTGAATTTGCAAGAGTCAACTTTACAAAGCCTGTGTCAATTTGATTAAGACCAGCTTGTACAACTGTTTCATCAAGTACAAATCCACTCGTTAGACCATTGTCAAGGATATTCACATCATATAGTTTTCTTTGATCAAACGTATCGAAGCTTCTATCAATCGAATTGATGTATGCTAAAACACTCGAAGTTTGACCAAGAAGTCCAGTCGAACTATTCGAAGTATTTGATGTAACAAAGAATCCTGACACATCGGTCAAACTAATCGTATTTGCAGATCTATTTGAAACCTTTCCTCTTGCGCCGGTCGATGTTTGAATAACGATTTCACCTGCAGTGTATGTTTCTGCGGTGTTATTCAATACCATATTAACGTCTTTGAAGAGTGGATCTTTAATCAGAGACACTTTACGATAATCATTCGCCGCTGGAATTTTGCTTGATTCAGTGCCAATGAATGAAACAGAAATACCAACTTTGTTAGCATATAGTTCATTGATTGGATTTGAACCATGACCACCAGGAGGAGAGATGACTGCTCGAGCGACTGCTGATGTCGTAGTGGTTGCTGCCGAGAAACCAGTGTTACCAACGATCTCGATGTCAGCGTACGTGTAGTTCTTACCACGATTGATAACGATGACTTCAGTGATCTCACCAGAGACTGTATTCGCTTCTGTACGGGCCAATGCGTTTTCGCCATCACCTGCGATGATGACTCTTGGCGATATCTTAAAGATACTATCGCGAGCAGGCAGTGTATCAAATGGACGGTCGACCAAGACTCTTCTTTCACCGCCGGAGGTGAAGTAATCAATGATGGTTCTCAACTCACCATCGCCTGCACCTTGATCAATGTACAGCGAGCAGTTTTCATAGAAGCCACTGTTCGACGAGAGAGTCATGGTATCACTCTCAAGTGAGAAGATCAGGGTGTTACCATTTACTGCCGACTCTTTGATGTTACCGATGGCGTAACTTGCGTAGCGTGAACCTGGATTCTCGAGGATGATCGTGTCAATTGAACCGCTGATAGCATTCGCAGTAACTTGAGTGTTTTCAAAGATTGGCATGCAGTCTGATGTCGCAAACTTCTGCCACTGTGATGCAGTGATCGAATACATGTACTTCCATTCATATCCGTCTGGCTTACGATAGAAGTCGTCTTCTGGTTCTACTTCAGATCTGAGTGGTTGTGAAGTCGATGCTGCACCATCATTGTTATTCAGACATTTGAATACGTGATACGATCCAGCTTCAGGTGAAACCACAAAGAAGTTTTTAGTCTCGAGGTCGTTAGTAACACTGTCATACATCTCGTAGACTGTGCCCGATACCCAAGGGATATATCGAGTCATGTGAACTACGTCAGAAGTGTTGACCTTCTTACCAAAAATCATTTCGTCATAGAGTTGATAGTGCGTTCCAGCAACTGATGTGTCTGGATCAGGCGGAGCAAAGTCGTTGGGAAAACTCGTGCTTCTGTGCGCAGCCACGTAGTAAATCGTGTTTTGCGATTCAGACAGCGATTCGACAAATTGCTTTGCAGCATGAGTCTTAAAGTAGTTTGTTAGAAGCTTCATTCTATTTTCCCATGAATTGAGTCTGACTTATTTATTAAGTCAATACGCGCCAGTCTTGGAGTTTACGTAATTCTCGATAGCGTATATCTGGTCTGAAGTTGCAGCTTTGCCAACAACAATTAGGTTATAGAGGTAACCATTAAATGGAAGTGATGTGCCCGCCCGCATACCAATGTAAATTGGATAGTTGCCGTAATTACCTGTGCCCTGATCGGAAGACGAAGTTGCAGCTTGGATACCGTTTACACGTAGGGTTGCGACGTCACCAGAGATGTCGCCAATACCTGTGAGCACTGCTGTGTTCGGAGAGGCAAACGACGATGCAGATACCGCTGGGACAAAGGTAGTTCCTTGTGAAGAAAAGCGATAGTTTGCACTTGTTCCGGCTGGTGCACCAATGCCACCTGTTCCAGACAAACCAACCGTTCCAATTTCAACAAGTGCACTAAGCGCCCCATCGCTCAGCTTCCGCACCCCGGCAAAGACAGTCATCTTATCAGTCGCAGAGAAGTCAATACTTGGCGTTACAAGGAAGTCATTTGAACCATCAAATTTTAATGCACCAACCTGTGCGTATGGTGGTTCAGCAATGTTCACAGTAGAGTAGTTAAATTGGTAAGTAGTGCGAGTAGAACCACGTTCGAACTGATAACCCTTTAAGCGAACGATATAGTTAACTACTGCACTAGTAGAGACTTTGATGCTGGGGCTGCTCCTAACTTGGTTTGTCGCAGCATTCACCGGGGTAAACGATGTGGAAATAATAGTATCAGTTGTTGGGCCAACATAATTTAGCGTTGATGTCTCAGTTATAGTAGATGGCGCAGTCTCACCCCTAACATAAGCAGTAAATCCATCACCAACTTGGGGTGGAGTACCGGAAATAACACGGGCAATCATAGAGGTAGTGTAGGTTTGACCGACCAATGCTGGGACACGTTGTGTTGTCACGTTTAGTGGTTCAAAGAAAGCGTTTGCGCTGGCCGTGCCCACAACACTATAGTCAGCATATGGCAGTCCATTGGTGTCCAGCCCTGTCGCTACGCGAGTAAAGGTGATACCATTTTGTGTTGCTGAAGATACCCAATCAGAACTAGCCGGAGACGCCGAACCGGTTGCTAAGTTCCGCACGCCATTCGCCGGCAACGTTGCATATAATGGGCGTGATCCAAGTGTAGCCTGCGTTGCGTGATTTCCGGGTAATTCACGAACAGACACAGAACTAATTGTTAAATCAACATTTGCGGAATTTCGCACAAAGCTGAATGTAGTTGAACTAGCTACGCCATATGTTACAGTAGTTCCGACACCTGCTGCTAACACTAATGCGGTACTAAACGCATCGGTTTTGATAGATCCTGAAGTATGAGCAATACATACTGTTGTTATTTCATAGAACTTTCCAACAGTCAATTTAAGCGATTGGTTTACGCCTAGAACTGGTGTAATTGTATCCGACTGATATCTACATGTTCCAGCAGTAGAGTTAAACGTAACAATGTGTGTTGTATCTGGATTAGTTACAGTCCAACCAGTAGATCCCGCTGAAAAATCATAATTAGTTAATGCTTCTGCTCCGCGTACTAATCCCTGTGATTTATCTAAAGCTAATCCAACTGCTTGACCAGGAGTGGTTATAGGTGTATTGTTGCCATCTTGAAACAATGTTGACAAATCCGAAGGATCAATGAACAATCCAATGCTTTGATCAAATATGTAATTGAGCATCGAAATACGACTCACAGAATTGTGATATGCATTCACTTTTGCTCGAGCAGTTGATCCTGGTTCGTAGTTGTAAATTGAATATTCCGCAGGAGCATCAACATTAAGTACGTCTCTCAATTCGCCAAGAGTCGTAAGTGCGTTGGCTGCGGTATCGCCAACTTTAGCTCTAGCCATCTCTCTCATTTGAGATATTGCTGTACTGCGTGACATACCAGCAGTAAGGTTCGGCGTAATAGTACTCATGTTATTCCTCAGCTAAGGCTTACTTCATCGACCCATAGACCAGTGTCACTCCAAAGTCCATCGACAAACACGTTGTTGCTTGTGACCACCGCAGTGCTAAACACTACTGGTTCTGCGACTACGTCGGTCGACTTCACAACACTTCCGAACATTCTCGTACCAGACACGTGAAGTGCCTTCTTCACGATCTGTTCATATCGATTCAATGATAGACCTGACAATACATCATAAGAATATTCCTGATAGTATTTATTGTCATGAATCTTTTTCTCTGAATTTAAGTGAGATGTGGTTGTTCTCCAATAGCCTTCGCTAATACCCTGACGAATATTCAAGCTTGTACCGGTAATAACGAATGGGTTGCCATCTTTTTGAAGTGTGACTTCACCATCATTGATATAACCAAATCCTGAGTCAACAACTTCAACTTTTGTAGCGATACCATTTGCAGAGATAGCCGATGCGCTAATCACAGCGTTTTCACCAATGTAATTAGTCGTTTCGTCTTGTTCAACACTTACGATATTCGCAGTTGCACCGGTCGTAAAGCCAATGATTGGATAAGCATTATCAAATGATATCCCGACTCTGTTACGCTCAAGATAGACCATGAGATTCGAGCCGACAACCTGAGTGCTTTTTACAATACCCTTGATTGATGTAACGGCACCAATAGTCTGTACGACTTCTTCACCAATCGCGAATGAACCAACCGCACCGCTTGCAGTGACTACAATATCGCGACGTTGATACGCAGCAGTGTATCTATTTCGAACACTTACGAATGGGTCAGCAGTATATTCAGCACCTGGGTTGATAGCAGACAAGAGCGAGATCTTACCGACGTCCATGACTTGTGTATCGAGAACATCGCCAATTAGATTCCCAAGTTCGCCATTTGGACTCTTAGGAAAGCCATACCCATAATCCATCACAGGCGTAACAGTCGCAACAGTTCCACCAGTAGCAGGAAGTTGAACAACTGGATTATCAAAGTAACCTTCACCATTCACATCAACTGTGATGGTTGTAATAACACCTGTGCCATCAGTGGTGATATATCCGTTTGCGAATATAAGAGGATCTCCGTTTGCATATCCACCACCAAGGAAAGCAACTCTCGCGTTATTTGCATATCCAGTTCCACCGGTATCAATGGTCATCGATTGTAAGTAACCAACGCCCGAACCACGACCGTTGATCGATACGTTAACATATGGTATGCCAACCACATTGTTTGCACCAATGATATCGCTGTAGACTGTTACGTTTTCTTCAACGTCTTCAACTGCACCGATATCAAAGTTAGCACCGGCACCGCCAGCAAATCGATCTACTGCCTTTGCTACGTTAATGATTGCGCCATTCGCATAGCGTGGAGGAGAGATAAGTTTTTCTCTTTCGGTGTAAAGATAAGTCGTGAAAGTATTTGAAGTAATGAATGGGATTGTATTACCAAATACACCAAAGGAACTAGTGTTTTGACCAACGATTATGCCACGAACAAATGAGTCTTGAGTAGTAGTGATTGTACCATTCGTGCTGTTTTGGTTTTGAAGATAAACCGTTGTAGCACCTGATTGAGACGAACCGGTTACTGTGTAGATCTTACGTGTTCCATCACCGCGAACTTGATATCCAGTGTTAAAGGCACCGAAAGACACATCGATAATCGCGGTGTTGCCACTGATAGAACTCACTCGCCCGCGGGCACCGGTGTTCGCGTTCGGAACAACCAATGATGTAGGGATGATCGTTGCGTTACTCGTTGCACCACGAAGAACCGCTGGAGTCGTCGTGTTAATGACTCCCCATGCTGGTTGCAATACAACTGCTGTGCTATTTGCGGAGGTAACAGTGCCGAAACCATATGAAACAATCACGTTACTTACAGGTTCACGAATGATTTGTTCTGCCTTTTCACCTACGCTAAACGTGCCCGTAAGTGTCGTACCGCTAATAATGAATTGGCTTTCTTCTGTGACGTATTCACCTACTGCAAATGCTACAGTGCCACTTAGATTCAAACTAATCGTACGCTGATCTCTGAATGTACCAAAGTTTGTTTGAACTGTGATAATACCATTACTCGAAGCAGTGCCAATGATATCGCCATTCGCATTAGTATTTGCTACCGCTACAACAATACCATTCGCAACAATTGATGTACCGTTTTTACCGGTCATATAGTTGCCAACAAGAGAAGTGTTTGCTAGCACGGTTGCAGCAGATATCACACTAACCTTTTCGAGTGGTTGATAAATCGATTCGTATAGAATGAAGTCCGAGTTAGCGTTATTTGCAAAAGCGATCGCATCACTAATATACACATCGGTGAATCCATCAGCAGTATAACCCCAACCGCCATTTACGATATCAAAGTCTACACGACCAGTCGCAGCTCTTACTTCTGATACTTTGACTTTACCTTGTAAACCTTCGGATGTCACAACGTTAAAGATATCGCCAACGCTATTGTTTCTACCGCCAAGACTGATGGTAACTTCTGAGAGAGAACCCTTTACCTTTGGTGCGTCAGCGATCGCTCCATCATCGGAAATGATTTCTCCAGTCTCAAAGTTTCCTCTGAGTCCACTGAGATAGAGCACGTCAAAGACCTTTCCTTTGACTCTCTTGCGAACAACAGATTCAACAAAAGCTTTTGCGCCAGATCTAACACCGGTGATTTCTTTGTTAATGAATCCGTTTGTACGAGGTGATTTGGTGACTTCGAGATAAGAAGGCTTGTACCAAACAGAGTCTGATAGTCTTAATACGTCTTCACCTGGATAGTACACATCAACTGATTCGTTGAATAGCATTCGCATAAGAAGTTCAAGAGACTTCTTTGAACCTTTTGTACGATAGAATTCAGCGATGTGCTTAATCGCAAATCGTTTGTCGGTCTCGAATACATAAGGGAATTCGGCCAGATATGTTTCTTTAAAGTGATACAGAAACTTCTCAAGTGAAGTATCGATATCAGCAATCTCAAATACACCACGACCTAACTTGTGCGAATATAGATCATCTGATTCTAGAAATTCATAATACGCTGTAATGAAGGCGACTAAGTTTTCACCTTCATCACGGAACACTTCCGGAAATTGAGACTCAATTAATTGAGATACTTGTTGAGTAAAATCAAGAGCCATTAGCTCACTCCGATCACGTTAACGATAACGTCTTCTTTGCGGATAGAAAGGATTCTATTCTTAGGTGGCACGATTGTTTTTGTGCGAGTTCTTCCATATAGTTTAACTTCGGATCCTTCATAAGAAGAGATATTCAACTTCTTAATAATGACTCGACCTGTGTCATAATCTACGGAACCAGCGTTTGCATTAAGGACAACGAATGATAGGCCTGAACTCTTAATGATTTCCAATACACCTTTACCATTGTCTTGCAGATAACCAATGCTTCCTTGATAAGTGAATGGTGAAGATCTCAAAGCTGGGATATGGTTCTCGAGCGATTCACCTGCCAACAATACGTGATCAAGAATAAGTGGGTTGTTGAACGTAATATCGTAGTTGTTTTCAGTGTTAACGACTGGGCTCAATGGAATGATTGGTACAACATCAAGATCGTTTGATAGGATGTGAATGTTTGAATCGTCGATAGCAGATGAAAGGTTCGAAGCTCTGAATGTAGTCTTAAAATCAGATAGATTCTCTTCACTGAATGTTACGATAGTATCAAGAACAATTTGCTTAATATCTGCTTCTGTAAGAGAAGTAGTCTTCGTATTGAAGTAAACAGTTGTCGATGTCGACATGTGCATGTATTCAGGAGAGATGATGATTGGTTCAATACCAATTGGTGAACGCTCTCTGAGGAATGTTGCATACTTCGATTTGTTGTTATCCGATACACCATCGGCGTTTTTAACATCAACCGCTACAACAACACGTCCATAGCGTGGTGGATTGAGTTCTTCACCACCGTACACCGAGATTGCTTGAATCTCAGGATACTTGTTCTTTAAGATGATCTCATAGTCTGATTCAGTGATTGCTCTGTCTTGAATCTGCAATGAACGTGGTGCAAAGTATTTGATCGAAGCGATATCTTCTTGCTCAACACCGCCATCACTTGCTGCGTTCAATGTAACTGTTGCAGGGTAAGATTGAATGTTGCCACCAGACGTAAAACTAGTAACGCCATTTGCTTCTTCACCTGAACTTACACGATACTCGACTCGAATGAGGCTTCCGGATGTAGGCTGCTTTCCAAACGCGTCAAGACCAAACGTTACTTCGTATTGGTTATCGTTATATGCTTGAACATAGAAGACATTTGATGTTGGAGTGTTACCAAACACAGTTGTTGACAATACGTATTCGGTTTCAACCGTCGCATCGATTGAGTCTTTTACATAGACCTTAACGCTACTGATGTCAACGTTTGAGTTGCTGATTACACACTTGAGTGGATCTGATGTAACACTGAAGAACTCTTGAATGTATCGACCTTCAAAGATATCAAGGCCGCTATAAGCGTACGATCCATTCGAAGGAGTAACCGTTGCAGCAGTCTCATTGTAGAAATTGAAAGTCTTATTTCCACATTGTGCAATGAATCGTGTTCGAGCAGGAATGATCACGAACGAAGGCGAGTCATTTACCGCAAGGGTCACATTGATCTTAGCTTTCGCACTCGTTCTTGATCGTGGTACATAGTTCAAATTCTTTGCATGAGAGACTACCGAACTACGAAGAAGTGATGAATCGAGAAACATCTCGTTCATTGCCATGTTCGTGAAAAATCCATTCTGAAACGTGTTATATGCCAGAACATCCAGCATAACATTCAGGTTCGAACCTTCAAAGTTGTAGTCCTTAAACCGATCTTGGCCTTTTAAGAATTCCTTTAGGCTATTCTTAATCTCGTTAAAGTCGAGTTCTGTGATAGGCGAATTTGATGCCATTATCGTACCCTGTCAAGTGTTACAGTAAGAGTGAGAGGTTCTTGTTTATTTATTACACTAAACACGATGACAACGTTGATTTTGTTGTCGTCGATGGAAGATAGGATATCTACACCAATGAGTTCAACTCTCGGTTCATGTGCTTTGATTGTGTTAGTGATCATCTCTTTTGCGGTGATCACCATGTCTGGTGTAAAGTTTTCAAACAAAAGACTACGGATATCGCATCCGATATTTGGCTGAAACAGTCTTTCACCACGATTAGTAAGGATTAGATTGCGAAGTGATTCTTTTATCGAGTCTTCATCAATCTTTCTTGCAACATCAAAGTTGACCGGACTCAGAGTCATGTCTTTATGAAAATCGGAATATGTTTCGACTTTTCTTCTACTAAGAGGAGTCAATGCCATTTGAGTGTTTCCTTATTGTGGAGTATTGACGCGTGGCCGTAGACCTTTTCTATACGCGTTATCTTTATGAAGGGCAAGCGCATCTGTGTTATAACCACCCCAAGTCCAAATATCTCCGCGGTTGTCTACGTGAATAAACTCTGAATAGGTACCAATGCCATTAAAGCCTTCTTCACTCGCAGAGCGAATAAAGTTAGCTCTAAACTCATTTGATCTACCACCCATATCCACGTCAAGTGCGCCACCAAATTCATGCAAAGAACTACCTGGTTTAGCAACGCGCTTTTGACTTGGTCCATATTGTGCTATAGCATCGTTGTAAAGGCGTGTTTGTTTAGCATTACTTCTAAACGCACTGATAAGTGAAAGCTTTGTATTAAGACGTTGAGCAATTCTAAAAATTCGAACCCATACTAGAGCATCAACTTCTTGCCAACTACGTGGTGCTTCGTCTTTATTAAGTGTATCGAATGAAATGAGTGAAGCAGCTGCATAAGAGTTACTATTAATCTTTTCGAGTGTTGCAGACTTCAATTCATTCGCCATAGCAATCTCTGTTGCAGTAACTGGCCGTGATAGATAAGTACTCACACCTGCAGCATTAGTAGCGGCTGCAACTGCACCTTGTTCAGCAATAGTATCGAATGGATCTTTTCTAAATAGACCAGCATTCACCGCACCAATTGTAGCAGTGCGGGAAAAGTTTTGGAATAGAACTGATTGCATAGCAAAGTTGTTCATAACATTCTTAATGGAATCAACCGGTGATCTCATAAATGAGTTGATGATTTCAGACAAGCGGCAAAGTCTGAATAGGATATAAGCAATAACATCGCCTGTGATCTCTTCATAACCACCTGCCATTGAAGCAATGATTTCTTCAATCTTTTTCTTAATGTTATTCATGTTTAGATCACTGAAGAAGTTTGACACTTGTTGTAGCTTATTACCCAATGCATTTGCTACACTCGTAATCATGTTCTTAAAATTAGCAATCTTTGTAGCAATGTTTTGAATTTGTTGCAATAGCTTTTGCTTCAGGTTGTCAACGAGTTTGTACAGAATCTCTTTTATCGACGTCAATTGTGCCAATACACTTGATAGCGAAAAGTTCTTTAGCTGACTGATTAATTTAGCCGCACCTGATATTAACCCACTCAGCGCTAATAGTTTTCCACTAAACGCAGAACAAAAACCTCCGCTCAACGTAGCAGAATAGTTTTGATCATAATACAACTCAAGTTGATCGAAGTATTGTGAAAGACCTACTGGTGGAGTTACCGGAAAGGAATTCAATAGTTCGTTAACATAAGTTAAATCATATTGTGAGAAGCTAAGAAAGTCTGCATACTCTGGAGCAAGAATCGGGCCTTGTCTGAATCTTTCTTGTAGAAGTGGATAAGTCAATCCACTTGGGTCAACACTAATCAATGTTGACTTGGTCAGACTTACCGTTGCATATATGACTTCTTGGTCATATTGAAGTGAAGGGTCAGACTGCATGTTATACAGTGTATCGAATGAGTACAGTTGACTATTTAACTGATCAAACGTGAGAGCGTTAACAGAAAATTTGGAAGTCTGATTGTTGAATGTATTACAAGTCATGCCATAATTCCCGTTGGATTATCTGGTATTAGTGTGTTTGTCTGTGGAGGCGTTGGATTATGTTCAGTTGGCACTGACATTCCTCTTGGGATAGCAGCAGGAACGTTAGCAGCAATTGCTGTTGCCGCACTTTCAGGAGCATTGTCTGGGCTATTGAGGTGAATAGCTGATTTGCCACCAATTCTTGCCATTGCTGCAGCGTTAACGTCAATGCTACCGGAAGCTGATTCAATCGCAACCTTTGTATTACCCTTGATTCCCACTTGCCCATCGCGAGCTTCAATACTCATTTTACCAATCGACAAAAGGTCAATGTTGTCGACTCGAGCGGTAGCAGCAATTCTTGATCCGGCGATGTCGATTGAGTCACCGACGTTGATTGCAAGCTTTCCTCCAGCAGATATATTCATGTCACCACCAGCATGAAGATCTAAGTCACCTAGTGCCTGAAGCACACACTTTCCGCCAGTCACATGTAGGTTATAACCCTTTTCGTATACGGCTTGCTTAGAGCCTCCTACGACCTCCTCCATGTCGCCTTCAGTGCCACTATAGGTTCTACCAAAGGACTTAATCGTGATGTTCCCACGGGCATCGAGGGTGATGTGAGAGCCGCTTGTATGGGTGATACTAATGAATTCACTATCGTCCGTACTTCCCGCGAGTTCGATGTGCGAACCATGATAACGTGTCGACCAGACCGACGTCTTAACGTTTGCTGCTACAGGGCGAAGTGGTTCATCAATCGTGAACTCACCTGCGGTGGTTACCTTACGGAATGTAGCTTGAGTCAAGAGAGGTGATCGATCGATACCTTCGCCATGGAATTGCCATGGCATGCCTGGTTGACCATAGTTCGATACCGCGTCCTGTGAAGGTGGCATGTAAGGATTGCGACCAGACTGTTCAAATCCTACATCCGCACCACCCATAGTCGACAAGCTTTTATTAAAGGTCGAGATGATAGATGGATGATCTGCAGGAGTTTTAAACGCGTCCCAAGTTCGTGATAGGTCCGTGAGAAGCTCACTCGTTACACCATTCGATTTAATGTAAGCGTCAAGGTCTCCACCGGTGTATGCTTTGTATCGCTGCTTTGCTAACTGCCAAGCATAATAGTCTTGGTTAGCTGGAGTCATTGGTGCGTTGCCAGAAATTTCTTTCCACGTGCCATATACGAATTGGTATCTACCGGCAGCAGTACTACCTAATCCGCCTATTACGTTTGGATGCGGTAGTGAAGTATCAAATGATCGGCCACCATTGATAACATCGTATCTACCGCCATCACCTCTAGTTTCTCCAGCTGCAATAGCATCAAGGAAAGCACGTTGATGTGGTTCAAGATTTTCATTAACCGCACTACCCACTGACATTGGGCTTGCATTAGGTTGACTACCGACGTAATCAGGAAGTCTTACACCTGCGATTGTCGGCAAAGAGAACTTAGCACTATTGATCGATCCAATCACCATTGGATGCTGAGCATCACGGCCGTCCATAAAGAATCCAATGACTAGATCACCTTCATCTGGCATGCTCGTGAACTTAGAGTCGCGGACGATATGTGCCCAAGGAAGATCTTCCTTTTCCACGCCACCCTGATCAAGTGTTGGATGAAAGCCAAAGCAACGAACGCGCACTCGACCATTGTATGGATCTTCGATGTCTTCGACGAGACCCATGAACCATACTAAGTTTTCGAATCCATTATAACCAATCATACGCCAATTCCACTTCTAGAGATAACCACTTTTTGTCTGTACGTATTCTCATAGAACACATTCTCGATCGATTCAACTATGTATCTTCCACTCTTCTCTTTGTCTTGCTTTACTACATCTTTTGCGTAATTTAAGTCTAGATCAATAACACTACCCGCAAAGATATTATTACGGCCAAAGATTGTCATGTTAATCTTGTTCTTCGTATAATGATAAGCATTCGATCTCTTCTCATTATGAAGTTGTTGATAGAACGTATCATAACGAGCATTCTTACCACTATTTGCGCCGGTTGTAGAATAATCTTTTACGATGAATCTTACATCTTCTTTTGTCATGTAAGTATCAACGAATTCACGATTATGAATTAGGCTTTGACCCTTTTCATCAAACTCAGTCAAATGATCGTATGGATATTGAATGATTGCACCATTGAGAATATCGATCTCTACGGCTTTTCTCTTATACGCACCAGAGTTAAGATCTTCTATGGTATTTACTCTTTCTCCAAAGTCGATCGCAATAATGTCGTACATTGCTTGAATCTGACGATCAGCACTTAAGTCTGGCATGTAATTGCGACGGAAGATTGGAACTGGATTGTTGCTCATATTAGCAGCTTTTGCTAGACCCGGATCAACTAACCCATCACCATATCCAGTGAAGTTCTTTCCTGCCTTCAACATATAATCATTGGAAACGAAGTAATACTTGTCTCTGTTCTCAAAGAAACGAAACATCTGAGTGTTTGAAGCAGATGAATAAGCCTTTCGAGAAAAGAAGTGCATTGCTTGTTCAGGCGTCATATTAGGTATGACTAATGATTGTGTGCCTTGAGTTTCTTCAACTACAATCTCTTTTGGCTTAAGACCATTTTGTTCTGTTAATCTTTTGTAGTACTCGTCGTACAATTCTTTTACGTAATCACTTACTCTTGATGAACTACCTACTGGTTTGTAGGCCTTCATCATGTAAGTATCTTCGGTATAGAATTTAGCAGGTGAAACAAAGTTCAATGTGTATCTTTGAATCTTACCGGAGTTTTCATCAGGATTCTGAACATTGCTAATTGCGTATAGAAAAAAGGTTTCTCTTCTTTCAATATCAAAGAAGTCAGAGTAAACGATATCAACGATCTCTTCACCGAGTAATGGGAATTCAGCTAATAGGTTTAAGGCGTCATATACTACAGCATTGCCTCTTACTGAACCAGCAGACATTGATTCAGTAATAGACCATGTATGAATAAGTCGACTAAAGTCAATTGTCTTAGTACGCTTAAAATTTGTTATTCTAAACGACTTAAGAGCGTAGTGACCAGCCTGTCTGAGAGATGAGTTACTCATTCATCACCTTCTCTAGATCTGATTCAAGTTGATCAGCATATGTTGAGTTAACAAGCCAAATCGTTCTACGGCTATCATTCAATTTGAATTCATAATCATAGTGTTTGACCTTTGTCCATTCACTTGTAATAAGTGAGGTGTCGTAGATGTATGTATCAGGCGATATCGTAATTGTAGGATCGGCTTTGTTTTCATAGTGTTTGATGTTAGTTAAGATCGTATCATTGATTAACCAATTATCAACATTGAATGTAAGTGAATGAGTTCCAGATCCAACACCACTTAGAGTGATTGAAGTATTTGCAATTGCATTCGCTGCAGATGATGCCAAACGAATAGCGGAATCACTTGCTTTGATTACATAATAAGTATTACCAGATGTAAGTCCAGTTACAACAGTATTTGAAGTAGTGTAAACAATTGGATCAGTCGTGTGTAATCCATGACTAGTCACGTTGATTGTGCTAATCGAAGTATTCACAGAAGTATTTGCAAATGTAATTACAGGACGTTCATATTTAGCGATCATTGACTTCTCAAAGTTTTCACTTGATAGTGGCCATTGTGAATATGGATCAATGATCTGATTTGCGAGATAGACCATCCATACTTTATTTGCATCACCATAGTAGTAATAAGCAATGTCTTCTGGACGATCATTATCAGTGATTGTGTATGGAAGAAACGCGTATGGATCGTTCTCAAGATCTTCTACGATCTTGACACGACGAGTGATATCGCTTACTGTTCGGCCAAGGTATTCGACCTTTGGAAAATACTTGAAATACTTAGACATTATCTACCACCCTGATTGAAACCTATGCTATAGTCGTCTTTCGTGTGAGGAGAAGCCTCGAGCAGAGTTACGATTACACTAACAACTGAAGGGCGACCACCCTTTAAGAGAGTCACACCGTTGCCTTGAGTATACTGAACTGTCATGCCCTGGATCATACATGGTTTGAATCGATAGAAGTGATCTTGGTCTACGCCAATGAAATTCACTTTGACTAGATTAGGATAGTTCATCAATGCGCGAGGCGCGAGTTGTTCTATACCAGTTAATCCGTTGTATTCAGGAAGCATGTTTCTACGAAAGGCGTTTAAGATATCTTTCAACGCTGTCGATTCTCTCTCACTTCTCGGTGATAAGGTCCATTGAAGTGTATGTTGTTTTAAGTTAACACCATCGAAGTCAAGTGTAGTGTGAGGGTTGACCGCAGTGCCAGTTGCAACGTCCGCTGCAGCGCCAAGACCAGGTGCAATGCTATCAAGAAAGTTTCTACCGACAAATTTGCTAGCAGCTCTGAGTGTGCTTAGAGCTTCATTACTGGTGACCCCAGATGGATCACTGATTAGCTCCGTTATGCTTTCCCCGGCTTTCACACCAAGCTGCTTAGCTAAATCCGGATTCTTCAACGCGCTGAATGCTCCAATCGCTGCAGCACCTTGAGCTCCAAGTTCAACCGCGTTTGATTTAACACCTAAACTATCTTCAAGGTTCTGAGGAAGTGGAAGTACGATACTACCGGCAGTGATAGGGTTCGAACGAATAGTGGTAAAGGTTGAATCGTAATCATACTTGATAAAGTTGAATACCATTGCATGCGCGCCCAGATCAGACGGAAATTGTAGTCTGCTGGGTCTGTATTCTCTCTTGCTTTTGTCTATTTTTTCTGCGGCGTTCACCATATGGTTGATCCCTATAAATAACATATGCTAAAGATTATTTATAGGGAATTCATGGCATACTACCAAGGACTTTACAAGCCAAAGAACCCTCAGAAGTATAAGGGTGATCCAACCAACATCGTGTATCGATCTGGTTGGGAACTACAATTCTTTTCATATCTCGACAATCATCCTAATGTGATACGTTGGGCGAGTGAAGAACTCATCATTCCATATAAGTCACCAATTGATGGTAGATGGCATCGGTATTTCCCTGATGCTTATGTGGAGATGATAAATAAAGATGGGCAGAAGCAAACACTTCTCATTGAAATTAAGCCTGCAGCACAAACGAAACCGCCGGACATCAACAACAAACTCACACCAAAAGGTAGACTCAGCAAAAGATACCTTAACGAAGTAAAAACTTGGGGTGTGAATGAAGCTAAGTGGATCGCGGCAAAGGAATATTGTGCTGATAAAGGTTGGCAGTTCGTAATCATGACAGAAGCGCATATATTCGGTAAGTAAATGGCAACAGTATTCGACGACATTCTGAACAAAGGTGTGAGAGGTGGCCAAATGCCAGCTCGAACGACTGCTGCGCGTGATTGGTATCGTACTACTGCACAGTCATACAAGACCGTGAATGAGCGATCGCTTATGAGAGGCGGGAACGAAAGACTTACCGTTCGTCCAATCATTGGCTCGATGTACATGTACTACTACGACGCTAAGCACAAAGACACACTCCCATACTTCGACGCATTTCCGTTGGTGTTTCCATACAGACGTGTAGAGAATGGATTCATGGGAATCAACCTGCACTATCTGCCCTTGCCACTCAGAGCAAAGTTGATGGACGCACTCTATGATGTATCTTCAAACGATAAGTACGACGAGACTACTCGTTTGAAGATGAACTATAACATCTTGGATAACGCAGCCAAGTTCAAATACTTTAAGCCGTGTGTCAAACATTACTTGACGAATCAGGTACGAAGCAAATTCCTATATGTGTATCCATCTGAATGGGACGTAGCGTTGTTTCTTCCAACCGAAAGATTTAGAGGGGCTAACAAACAAAAGGTTTGGGCCGATTCTAAAAAACTTATCACATAAGGTTCACCGATATGGTATTCAACATCGCTCAGTTTAGTTCACAGGTCGCTAAACATGGACTAGCGAAAAACAATCTGTTCTTTACACGAATCACTCTTCCAGCTTCGATGAGTGACTTGGAACAACAGATGCCAACTCGCGAGTTGTCGTTTCTGTGCAAGTCAGCTACACTTCCATCGTTAGATCTTGACGTGATCGACATCCGTTCACAAGGTTTTGGTAAAGCAGAAAAGCGTCCGACCGAGATTCGAGCTGGAAGTTTGACTCTTCAGTTCATGGTCGATAGTAACTTCGCAGTGATGAAGTACTTCCATCGTTGGATGCAGTCAATCACAAACTACAATTCGTATGATGGCCACTTCGTGAAAGATGCTTACGACAAGTATCCATACGAATTTGAGTACAAAGAGAACTACGCGGCTCAAGTTGAGATATTGGTCTACTCCGGAAACGATCAAGACAAAGTCTACCAATATAAGCTAGGAAACGTGTATCCGTTTAATATTGGTCAGGTCGACGTATCGTGGGAAAACCAAGCGGAAGTCATGGTCCTTCCAATTGGATTCGAATACGATAAGATCAAAGTTGATGGTATGACTCTTGGTCAGGTGACTGATGATTATAGTCGTACCAACGGATTCCTGACTTATCTATCATCGATCAATTCATACGCTCAAGCTATCAATCAGATAGAGAGACCACGTAATATTCAAGACTTGATTAACACTGTAACAACGGTTAACACGATTTACAACACCTTATAATGGAGCTACACTATGGGATTACCCAAAATTGATTTACCGCTATTTGACATTGAGATTCCATCTACTGGAAAGAAAGTTAAGTATCGACCATTCACAGTAAAAGAAGAAAAGATTCTTTTGATTGCGCAAGAATCAAAAGATTTTGATCAAATTGTTTTAGCAGTGAAACAGATTATCAATAACTGTTTACAAGGTGCTAATGCAGATGAACTTGCGATGTTTGATCTTGAGTATCTACTCATTAACCTTCGTGCAAAGTCAGTGAATAACGAGATTGAGTTTTCTATTACTGATCCTGATACAAAGGAAAAGGTATCACTCAATCTAGATATCTCTAACATTAAAGTCGTCAGAAAAGAAAATCATAAGCAGTTGATTAAACTGAATGACGAAGTTCATATTAAGATGAGATATCCTACCATCAATGAACTCGCTCGCATTACTGTTGCAAAGAATAACTTTGAGATGCTCTTTACAGTTATGATTGATTGTATTGAGAGCGTAATTGAAGGCGATAGTGTAATGAGCTTAAAAGACTTCAATGAAGAAGAAGTCACAGAGTTCATCAACAGTTTTACCAACACCCACATCGACATGATCAAAACCTTCTTTGAGACTATGCCAACACTGCGTTATGAAGTTGAATATAAGAACTCAAACGGAGATGACAAAACATTCGTCATTGAAGGTATGGAAACTTTTTTTATCTAATGCTAGGTTATTGCAACCTAGCAATTTACTACAAAACTACATTCGCGTTAGTCCAACACCATAAATACTCAATAAGCGATATTGAGAATCTCATGCCTTTTGAACGAGATCTTTATTTGAATATGCTCGTAGAGTTTTTAGAAAGACAAAAAGAAAAGTAACATGGCATTCGAAAACATTGATAGTAAAAAGTTTGAAGGACTCTTCATGTCTATGGAGAGACAACTTGTTATGCAAACAAGCTTCATGGAATCAATGTACAATCTTGCCATTGAAGAACGAGAAGATCGAAAAGAAAGACAAAACATTCTCGACACTATGCGCAAAGAAGAGCCGGGTCGAGGAAGTGCGTTTGAAGACTTAGCAGATGCACCAACACCTCGAGTCAATGAAAGCGCAGTGGGTTCAGCCTTTTCATCTTTCCTTGGGCTTATTCCAGGCATATTGGGTTCTATCAGTCTAGCTGGTATAGGTGCTACTCTATTAAAAGGTGGCTTTGCCCTTGCAATTGCTCCCGCGGTTGGAAATTTTGTCGAAGGATTGATTAATCAAGCTTTAACCAATTTTGATTTGCCGGAAGGGTTCACCAGTACAGTCTCAGGATTGATTGGTGACGCCGCGCAATGGACAACCCTTGGTACAATGATTGGCGGAAAGTTTGGTAAGATATTTGGCTCGACCGGTTTTATATACGAACAACTAAACAAATGGTTAGATCCGGATCAAGACGGAACAATCGAAGAGGGATTTCTCAGCGGATTTGGTGCAGACACTGTGTCATTGATAGGTGCTGCTACAGCTACCGCACTAGGTCTTGCTTTACCTAAGTTGATCTCAAAATCTCTTCCTGGCATATTAGGTAGCATGGCACTGCCAGAGATACTTCCACAAACCGGTGCCGCACAACCTAAGGCCGGCCCCGGGCCAAGAGTAACTCCATCTATTACTGGAGGTGCGGCAGGCCTAAAGGCTATTACAAAGGTTGGTGCAGGTGCAGGTGTTTTCATGGCCGCGGCTGAATTCGCCGAAACCGGAGACTTGGGAATGGCCGCTGCGTCAGGTACAGGTGCTACGGTAGGTGGTATTATTGGTGGGGCAGTAGGTTCGCTTGGAGGGCCTATAGGCACTGCTATAGGCGCTGCGATTGGATCTGCTATTGGTGACTATCTTGGTCGTGAAGCATTAGAATATGCTAGAACACCTGTCTCTGAAGCGGGCCCACCTCTAGTTGGATATTATACAGACACGCCAGCAGGTGCGCCAAACCGCGCACAAGCAGGTGATAAGAAGACTACTGCGCCGGTAATTCCTTTGACTCCAGAACAAAGAGCGGAAAGTGAAGCAGCAATCGCTGCGGCTGAACCATTTGCAATTGCGATGGATACGTATGAAACACCGACAGTTAAGAAAGAAGAAGTTAAACCTCTTCCATACTATTTGTCAGATAGCAATAGCCTCATCAACAATGCGATCAAAGCATACACTAATAAGATTGCACCTGATGGCGATATATCGTTTGCGATTGATATGGAACGCATGAAGCGTCTTGATCGTATTAATCAGGAAGCTACAGAATCTGGACAAAGAGCTGCTGCAGCAAATGTCGTAGTTGGTGGAGCAACAACTGTTGGTGGTTCAACTACGAACAATAACAATCAGAGCACGATTGTCAACAACTATGTTCGACCAGAAGTTGCGCTAGATCACTACTTACCATAACCTATCTCGACACGAGATATATGAAAACTATAGCGACTACGATCCACGCCGCAAGGTTATCAGCGATCGTAGTCTTTTTCTTTTTGCCACTGAACGCATCTCT